AGGCCACTAGAATCCTAGCACCTAGCAGCGTTTTCTTGTCACTAGCTAGAATCCATTCAAAGTCTAGTGCGTCTGAAAGATAGTCAAAGGCGTCACCCTTAATATCACCATACTCATCCTCATAAGACTCTGAGGGATTGGTGAGTGTGTCTGCAATATGCTGGACATGGTTGAGTAGATCGTTTGTTGACATGGTGAGTCTCTCCTTGTTTAGGATACTGCTGGTTGATAGTGTGGCTAGTGTAAGCCCATCAGAGTCCTGCAACGCAAGACCCTGAAAGAATACACTAGTTAGAAATTGTAGTCATAGAATTTTGTTGGTTGATCACTTAGACGGAACTTGCGACCATCCTTATCCTGCCATCCTTTATTTTTAGACAGACGAATCCGGACAATGGGATTTGATAGATTGCTTTTGATGAACCATTTTTGCTTAGACTGATTGACACAATGACCTGCAAAGCCGCCTTCAACCCATTGCAACTCAATAGACTCATCTCTGATTGCATCCATTGCTCTAACTTCGATTGTCTTGTCACTGATGACCTTCACCACTTCGAAGGGATTGATGTCTGTATAGCCAAAGTGATTTGCGTAGTTCATTGATACTCTCCAAAGTTAGGATACTGCTGGTTGTTGGTACTGCTGAGACTCTATTTTATGTCAGTGGTTCCGCTATTACCTGTGCAATTTAGTCAGGTATTCAGTGGCACTAGTGTAAACTTTACAGTAGTGAATTGTTTACTATAGTGGTTTCCAGTATTGTCTATAGTGGTCCCACTGCAATAACCATGCCAACATTGCCTACCCCAATTAAATAGGGACAGAACAATCTAGCCTAGCAACAATCATGCCAATTAAATAGGGACAGAACAATATTGCAATGCAACATCATAGCAAGAACTATGCCAATTAATTAGGGACAGAACAACTTAGACTATGTTAGTCAGTGCTAACTAACTTAGCCTGGATTGTAAGTAAGTGCTTACCAACATAGGGGGGATGGGGTAGTGGTTACGCTGTAAATGTTGATGTACCACTATTAACTTACAAAATAGTAAAAAAAGTAATAAAACCTGTGTAAATGTCAATAGCTGTAAGCAACGCTATGTTATTGATTCTATTATCAATAATAAATAATATAGCAGTATAGACAAAGTGTACACTCTACAGTAATACAACAAGGTTCTAGAGTGTTGTAGTCATTACAAATAAAAAGAAATGAGTTGACAAAAAGACTTTTTTCTGGTATAATGCTCTATGTATAATATTGATCATCACCAAGACTGTGTACATAAGATTTAATCTTTAGTAAATTTTAAACTCTTGTCTTTAATAGTGCTAACAGTGAATCAACAGCACATCGGATTGTGATAGCCAATATTATATAAAGAACTCTTTAGTAAAACCTTTCTAAAAGAAAGATAATTTTTAAATGAAAGATGTGTCTCCAAGCGTAGGTGACAGTACTGTCTCTGAGGTGGTACCGGCACCTAAGAAAAAAAGAGGTCGTCCTCCAAAATCAGAAATACAAGCAAAATTAAAGCCTGGAAAACCTGGTCGTCCTAAAGGTGATTACACCAAAGCCAGAGAGTTAGCAGCAAGGATGCTTGTAACTGATAGTGAGAGAATGTTGCACACTTTGATTAAGATGGCCTTAACAGAGGGACATCCTAACCAAATGGCATCACTAAAGATGTGTCTAGACAGAGCGCTACCTATTAGTTACTTTGAACCTAAAGGGGAAAGTAACAACAACCCTGGCATTGTTATTAACATCAGTGGGCTAACGCCTAAAGAAAACGACACAATAGATATAACTGCTGGGGATATAACAGATGTCTGAACTTAATTTCAAGTTACTAAACTGGCAGCAACAAGTATTTAAAGACGACACTCGATTTAGAGTTATTTGTGCTGGTCGTCGTACAGGTAAGTCAAGACTTGCTGCAATCACTCTTATTATTGAGGCTCTAAACTGTCCTCCTAATTCATCAGTGATGTATGTTGCTCCTACATTAGGTCAAGCTAGAACTATTATGTGGGATTTGTTGATGGAACTTGCTCGTCCTGTTATAAAAAATAGTCATGTCAACAACCTTGAGTTAACACTTGTAAATGGTAGAAAGATACTATTACGAGGTGCTGACAACCCTGATGGTCTGAGGGGTGTGTCTCTAACTTATCTTGTTCTTGACGAGTTTGCGTTTATTAAGATGGACATTTGGGAGAAGGTGCTACGAGCCGCTCTGTCTGATCAAAAAGGTAGGGCAATGTTTATCTCTACTCCTTCTGGTCGTAATCACTTCTATGAACTATTTAAATTAGGACAGAGTGGTTCAGACCCTGAATGGAAGTCTTGGTTGTTTAAGACCATTGACAATGAAACAATTGACCCAAAAGAGATCGATGCTGCTAAAAGAACACTAAGTAGTTTTGCTTTTAAACAAGAGTATCTTGCTTCTTTTGACAATGCTGGGTCTGATTTGTTCAAAGAGTCTTGGATGAAGTTTGGACCAGAACCAGATTACGGTTCTTATTACATTGCAATTGACCTTGCTGGTTTTAAAGAAATTAGGAATGCTGTATCTGCCCAAGATAAAAGACTTGACCAGACTGCAATTGCTATTGTAAAAGTTAATGATGAAAATGAATGGTGGGTAAAAGACATCAAGATGTTCCGTAAAGATGTTGAAGCAACTGCTTTAGAGATCATCAAGATTGTAACAGAAACATCCCCTATTTCTGTTGGTATTGAAAAAGGAATGGCAAGACAAGCAGTAATGCCTTATCTTGAAACACTGATGAGGCGCCATAACTGTTATTTCCATGTTGAGGAGCTTACGCATGGTAATAACCGCAAGACAGACCGTATTGTCTGGGCATTGCAAGGTCAAATGGAACATGGTAGAATCACATTTAATACTGACATTGATTGGACTGAGTTCACAGACCAGTTACTAATGTTTCCATCGACACAGGTTCATGATGACGGTTTGGATGCTCTTGCGTACATTGGACAGATGACTACCAATGTGTCTTCCTTAGACTTTGAAGAAGAAGAGTGGGAGCCTTTAACCACAGTAGCAGGTTACTAATGAACATAATCACTCGCAAAGAAGCAAAAGAGCAAGGATTGGTTAGATATTTTACTGGAAACCCTTGCAAGCATGGTCACCTTGCTGAAAAAATTACTTCCAACGGAAATTGTAGTGTTTGTCTTCGTTCCCATACCGATAAATGGAAAAAAACAAATCCAGAAAAAAGTAAAAACATTAAAAAAAGAACATATCAAAAAAATAAAGAAAAAATTAGTAATAAAACTAAACTATATATAGAACAAAATAAAGAAACAGTATACACACGAAACAAGTTATGGAAACAAGACAATAAGGACAAGGTTCGTTTTTATAATGCTAAAAGAAACGCAATCAAAAAAGACAGAATGACTAATTGGTCAGATCAGGCTAGAATTCAAGGTTTTTATAAACTAGCCCAAGTAATGACAGAACTTTGCCAAGAAGTCTATCATGTAGATCACATTATACCATTACAAGGTAAAACTGTAAGCGGTCTTCATGTACCAGAAAATTTACAAGTCTTACCGGCATCTATAAACTGTTCGAAACAAAATTCTTGGAACTGGGAGTTACAACGATGAACACTAATAATCAACTATCTAACTGGGTTCTTGGGCAGGTTGAAGAGTGGCGTAACCACAGAGATACTAATTACCTTGAAGACTGGAAGTCCTATGAGCGTCTATGGCGAGGAATCTGGTCTGGTGAAGATCAACAGCGTAACTCTGAAAGAGCAAAGATTGTCACTCCTGCTCTGCAACAAGCAATTGAGACTCATGTAGCAGAGATTGAAGAAGCAGTGTTTGGTAGAGGTGAGAAATTCTTTGATATTACTGATGATCTTGCTGACCAACAGCGTATTGACATCGAAGCAGTTAAGAATCAGATGACTGAAGACTTCAAGAAAGACAGAGTTAGGAAGTCTATCAGTGATGTTATTCTCTTGTCTGCTGTCTACGGTACTGGTATCGGTGAAATCATCCTAGAAGAGAAGACAGAACTAGCGCCAGCAATGCGTCCTATCGTTGAGATGGGTCTTACTGCTGTCGGAGTAGAAGAAAAACAACGATTCTGCATCAAACTCAAGCCTGTAAACCCTAAGAATTTCCTTGTAGACCCTAATGCTATGTCGATTGAAGACTCTTTGGGTGTTGCTATTGAGGAATTTGTGCCTCTCCACAAGGTTGTTATGGCTATGGAGAGTGGTGTATACGAAAAAGTACCTAATTTATCGTCTACAGCAGTAGATACTGACCTTGAAGCAGTACAAGAAGATGTGCATCAGCAGCAAAACAGGGTAAAACTGATGCGTTACTATGGTTTAGTGCCTAAAGCACTGCTGGATAACGCATTTGAAGACAAATATGTGGACCTTGTGGCTGAAGGTGATGAAGATCTAGGTGCTTATAGCGCTGAATTCAGTGAATTGGTAGAGGCAATCATCGTTATCGCTAACGATCAGTACCTCCTCAAGGCTGAAGAAAGCCCCTACATGATGAAGGATCGGCCTGTGGTGGCTTTCCAGAATGATTCCATGCCTAACTACTTCTGGGGTCGAGGAATCGCTGAGAAGGGCTATAATATGCAACAGGCTATCGATGCTCAGGTACGAGCACACCTAGACAGCCTTGCATTGACCA